GTTTTGCGGATTTGGACACACAAGAATCCATTGACATTGCAAAAGCAGGTATGCCGATAAAGAACACCGCTACAACAAATACTGGAACGATCCCGTCACGCAGGGTTCACCTACATTGGGAGCATGAGAACCCCATTTATAACCTAGAAGCCTGGAAGCAAACACAGATTGGCCTAGCCAATTATTTCAAGGGTGATAAGGTGATCGATCCCCGCCGCATACTAAGGTTGGCAGGTTGTATCAGCTACCCAACAAAGAAGAAGGTGGCAAAGGGTTATGTCGCTGAACTAGTGACATTCCACACAGAATTTGACGGTGAAGAGCGTGACCCAGTGTCCACAGTTCATCTTCATACGACATACGCTGGCACCCCTGCAGCCAGTGTGACGCCAGGGCGAGAAGGTTCTACGGGTGGGTTGGGTCTACCTACTTCAAGTCCTGGCGTCGAACTACAGAAGACCTTGGAAGCCATCCAAGAAGGCGGCTGGCACAATGCTGTGCGCGACCAGGTAGCGTCCTGGGTGGCCCTGGGCTGGCCGGCTGACGCTATTCGCCTATCGTGTTTTGCCTTCACACAACCCGGTTACACTAATGAGGAAACCGGCCGCGAAGTTGATGTTATGATCCGCGGTGCAGTAGGCAAAGGATACGCACCCGAACCCACAGAAAATCCAGAGAACAAGGCAGCATGGGATTCGATGATCGCCAAGCAAGACGGGCCACCCGTTGTCATTAATCAAGATACCGGCGAGGTTGTCGAAGATGATTACGATCCCAACCGCAACTCATTGGCTGCATGGTTAAAGATGAAGCTACCGCCCAGGGACTATACCTTGGGCAAGATCATGTGTACGACATCAAGGTGGTTGCTGTACGGGCAGACAGGTCTAGGCAAGACGCTGTTTGTATTTAATATGACCGCCGCCGTTGCAGCCGGAAAACCCTTCCTGGGCTGGGCCGGTGGCAAACAACGCCGAGTCTTATACCTTGATGGTGAGATGCCCAAAGAAACATTTAAAGAAAGAATGGAGCAAATAGCAGAAATATACGAGCCAAACATTCCGTTCTTCGGCCTAAACCGTGACCAACTAGGCGACGAAGGAATGCCGCCATTAAACACAGACGTAGGCGAAGCATGGCTCATCAAGCAGATCGACAGATACAAGCCTGACCTCATCGTCTTCGATTCCATTATGTGCCTACTGCAAGGTAACATGAAGGAAGAAGAACCCTGGGAACCCGTCAAGGCAATGATCAGACGTATCACATCCTTACGCATTGCACAGATATGGATGGATCATGCCGGTCACAACGCAGCCAAAGCATATGGCACTTCAACAAAAATGTGGGAAATGGATACCGTCATAAGACTAGAGCGCAGAGACAACAACGATTCAGGGTTCAAGATAGAATTTGAGAAGGCCCGATTAAGAACAGATAAGAATATGGTCGAGTTCATACCGCAAAACGTAGCCCTTATAGAAAACCAGTGGCACCATGAAGATGTCGTTGAAGGCAACGGCAGCAAGAAGGCAGACTTAAAGGTTAACATCGTTGACGCCATCAATAATCTAGCCAACACAAACAGGCTTGGCCTGGATGGGAAGGCAGTGGTTGCAACGACAATGGAACAGGTTAGGGACCAGCTAAAGGTGCGCGGTTACCTTGATGTTGACGACAAGGGCAACCTTACACCGGCCGTAATGACACGTTTTAGCAGAGCAAAGGACGACCTGTTGGCGCAAGGTAAGATAGCAATTCATAGTAAGGCTGTATGGGTTATCCCAAAAGGGCTAGGATTATGAAAACAAATAGTTATTCAAACCACCTTACATCTCACCTTACATACCTTACATCGTACCTTACATATGTAAGATGCTTACTCATTCCCACCTTACACCTTACATCTAATTACAGATGTAAGGGTGTAAGGTAAGGTAAGGAGCGGATATGACAGGTTATAAAAAACCAGATCGTATTGTAAACCCCCAGGCAGTAGGATCGGAGATCGATGAGGCAATATACAGGTCGCTGCGGCCCCTCGATGAAATAGCCCACAAGATGGAAATGACTTGGGGTGTGGATAGGTTGGAGACATTGGTGCCACCAGAACTGGCGATGCAATTTGGTATTGGTAAAGCGCAACTCGACCAGGCCATCGACGAACGCAACCCGCAACTAGTAGCGCAAAAGGCAGCGGCACTTATTAGAGGTTGGCAAGCACTTGATAAGGCCGCGGCACATCACATGACCATCGACCAGGTTGCCACCGCCTGGTATTGGCGGCATCCAGAAACTGATGAAGGTTTTGCAATTACCAAGGATAATGCATCCGCACAGGCAATCAAACGCATCGATCAAAAATCAATTATATATACTTTGGATGAGGTGTGCAGAGTTCTCCACTCTCAAAAATTGGTGAACGATGTTAAAAATACTTTTCCTGAAAGTCGAATTGAAAAGATCGAAAATTTAAATGCTAAAAATTTAGATCAGGAGATTGATTTCTAATGATAAGGCGTAAAAAGAAACCCACATTAGTAGATCACGGGCCAATAGAAAGATTGCAACATGCTGTTTACGAAAAAATAGAAACGACAACGGCCGGTGTGAAAGCCGTGAGGAATATCACTATTGATCCAATTACTACGTATGTTAGAAGAAACACAATTACTCAAAGTCAATTTGTTGCAGCGGAATATTTTGCAGGTCAGTACCGAAAAGCTGCTTTGGTTGCTGCCTACAGTCACGTAAGATTTGGTCACACGCCAGGTGGTCAGAGTGATGAATTTCTAGAGCAAGTAAACGACACAAAAAAGAAAGTTAGAGCCGCATTGAAATTTGTAGGTCAGCCCTTGGCATCGGTAATTGAGCATGTTGTTGGTAATGACCAGCCGGCTGGTACGTGGTCTGGGGTTAAAAATAGTAAACGATCAACGCAGGACGGAATGGTTGCTTTGAGACTTGGCCTAGATGGATTGATTATTTTCTATAAGATTAGATAAAAAATTTGACATGAGGTGTTTTCGTTAATAGCTTGGTTTCCATGATGAGCCATTTGGCTTAAATCTCCCTTAACTCAGGCCACCTATCCCATGCTAGGTGGCCTCTTTTTATTTTATGGTGACCGATGGCAAGACCGTCTAAGCGCAATCCTAGTTTAATTGAGGCGTTGTTAATTGGGTTAGAAGAAGGCCGATACGAAAATGGCTTGTGTGAAGAGCTTGGCGTGGACCCGTCAGCGGTTCGTGCCTGGAAGCGAAACGATAGCGACCTTCGTGAACAGGTCAGAGAAGCACGGTGTGACGGCATCCTGGCGCGGTTAGAGACAGACAAACTGAGGCTTGAAACTGCAGCAAGTCGCGATGAAATCCTTCGGGCTAAAGAGTGCCTGGCGCATAGCCGGTGGGAAGCTGAAAAACTACTCAAGGACTTCCAGCCCGTACAAAAGCAAGAGGTTGCGCACGTTGGACCTTATGTCATTGGGTGGGAATCAGACGTTGTGTTAGATGGTGTAGATGAAAAAAGAGTTGTGAGCGACGAAGAGCTTGATGCTGCGACATCAGAGGAAGTAGTTAATTAATGGTTGGCCTTCACGTTTCTCCCGCCTCGCACATGCGAGATTGCTAATATATGCGTGATCATAACGTGAACAACTGTGAATACCTTAGCAATATCAATAGGTTATGTCGCATATAGCGTTACAATTTGACATAATGTACATTATGCGATTTTGCGCCCATAAACGGCAGAACTCTGCGGTTTATGCCGTATAAAATAAATATAAAATAAAAAAATTTATTATTTCTGGCTGAAAACAAAGGGGGGGTACCCCCGGATTTTGGTTGGATTTGCCGTATTGATGGGTCCACCACTCAAACCTGACACCTACTCAGAAAATAAAGGTGTACACCACATCATGCCACGAATAAGAAATTATAAAAAGGAATACGCTGAGTTTCATGGCAAGCCGGCCCAGGTGAAGCGTAGAGCGGCTAGGAACGCTGCCAGGCTGCGGTTATCGAAGGCTGGTCGTGTTAGCAAGGGTGATGGCAAGGACGTTGACCACAAGGACCGCAACCCCAAAAATAATAGTGGTAAAAATTTGCGAGTGCAGTCTATTGCAAAGAACCGCGCTAGGAACAGCAACCGGACTAACACTAAGCCTGGCTTGCTTAGTAAGAGAAGATCAATTTTAGGTTAGGAGATTATTATGGCTTTGTTAAAAAAGAAGGCGGCTCCGAAGAAGCGTGCAAAGAAGGTTGACGGTACGTTTAAGGCTGACGATCCTTCGACGCCGGATGTTAATGAGGCTTTTGTCAGCACTGACCAGGCTCGTCGTGAAATTCAGAGGGCTACGCGGTCGATGACAGGCTCCAGGAGCCGTAGGCTTGGTGGTAAACTCATTGATTAATGAGGGAGTTTTTGCCTAACGTATTAACGGCTAAAGAGGCCGAGACGCTTGCTGGCGTTCTTGATTACATCGATTTTAATGATGTGCGTATTAGTAATATTATTAGCAGTGTTCGAGGATTGGCTCCCATAGATTTATGCGAGAATTCCTATGCAAGAGTTGAGAAGCGCGCTGAAGGCCATCTTTGGCACAATGACACAGGGACTAAGGGCCACATGGAGTGGTGTAAGTACAGTGCTTCTGTTTTGCTTGTGCCGCCTAATCGATTCACTGGCGGCGGTTTTTATTTTAGGGATCAGCCTAGTGATCCTGTTTTCCATTTTTGTGATTTATTGGTTTATAGCAGTGGCCCTGAGAATGTTCATAGTGTTGCCAGGAACAGTGGCGAGAGGGTTTCGTTAATTATGTTCTTTGGGGGATCGAAGGATGGTCAGGCAGAACAAGCAAAATAAGGTTGTTATACCTTACAACCCGCGGCCGTTGCAGAAAGTGTTTCATAAGCAGTCTAGGCGATTTAGTGTTGCGGTGGCCCATCGACGCTTTGGCAAGACGGTCATGGCGATTAATTGGTTATTGAAAGAGGTTTTAACATCACCTCATCCCCGCGCCCAGGGAGCTTACATTGCTCCGACTTATGGAGCGGCAAAAAGGATTGCTTGGGTGATGTTGCGCGATTACGCCGGTGTGTTGCCTGGCGTGAAGTTTAATGAGGCTGAGTTGCGGTGTGACTTTGCTGACGGTCAGCGGATTTGGTTGTTAGGATCAGAGAATCCAGACGCATTGCGGGGCATGAGGCTTGATGCATGCTGTCTGGATGAATATGCTGACATGAATTCTCGGTTGTTTCCAGAGATCGTCAGGCCAGCCCTGTCAGACTTTGGTACTGGTAAGTGTTTATGGATCGGGACTCCGAGGGGCGAAAACCAGTTTAAAGAAATTTACGACACCGCTAAGAGAGAGATGGAAGATGGCAACGACGAATGGTTTGCGATGTTGTTTCCAGCTTCAAAGACTGATGTTTTAGCACAAAAAGAGTTAGACGCTGCTAGGGCGACTATGGATGAGAGCCAATACCTACAAGAATTTGAGGTATCGTGGGCAGCGGCGTTAATTGGTTCATATTATGCAAAGCAGTTGGATAGTATTGACTTAGCTGGTCAAATTGATCGAGTTCCTTGGGAACCGAACCTTCCGGTAACAACCAGTTGGGACTTGGGAATTGCGGATTCCACCGCGATTTTCATGGTACAGCAAGCAAAAAACGAACAATATCTTAGGGTTATTGACTATTACGAGGACACTGGTGAGGGTTTACACCACTACATAAAGGAATTGCAGAGCCGTCCGTATACTTATGATAAG